TCTCCGTTAAATCTTGCCATCAAAACTCCTTTTAGATGCCGTTACGAATCCTTCTTGGAACCCTTTGCCGCGGTGGTGGTCCCGGAATCATCTGAAATGCCGGGTCCGGGGAGGGATCCATGCTGCGGCGGGACACTCTGACGAGCGTTCGGCGGCTCAGGCACGATGATATGACCAGTGCCAGGAGGCGGAGGAACGAAGGTTCCCTGCCTGACAACGATGGCCGACTTGAGCTTAACCAAAGCACCAGAGACGCGAGTCTCAATCAGGTACTTGTACTGGTTGAAGTCGATGTCGAAATCGTCGAACAGAGTAACCTGTCCACCGGAATCAGCACCAATGACATAGTCATTCATGTTAACGAGGATTGCCAACGGAGAACCGGCGGCGGGATCAAACACATCAACAGGAACAATTGAAGAAACACGAATCTCATTGGCAAACTGCTCGAGCGACGTGTAGATTCGACGACCGAGCGTATCCTTAAGAAGCATGACCTGCGAGATCAAAGCCTCACTGGTGTACAGCGTGGGCTGACCACTTCCACGATACTGAGGACGGTACTGGATGACTGCATCGACGAAATCCGAAATATCACCAGCAGCCAGATCGCAAAGAACCGGAATGGTGAACAGATTAACGTCGGTGGCAATCGGACGAATACGATCCTCAAGGATCTTGTCCGGGTCGGGAAGCGTACGACCATCACCGATCAGGACCGCACGTGCGAGCTCCTCATCGAGCATCAGCCGCATCTCACCCTTCATCCAGGTGACGACATCGAAGTCGGTGATGTCGAGAATATCATCCCGATCCAGCTTCTGCTTCTTGTAGATGGTCTGAGGGCCGGTCTCCCGACGAGCAGTACCATAGTACTCCTCACTCTTCTCTTCTCCAGTGATGTAACCCTTCGCACGAGCATCGTCATACGTGAGGTCCGCCCAGTGAGTCTTAACTCGACTGAAGGGGCTCTTACGAGCGCCATTGAGAACAGAATTCACCCACTCCGTACGACGGCCGTAGAACTCCGGAGCTGAAGTAAGAGCCTTGGCCTCGGGGAAGAGAGTATCAATCTGGTTGATGCCGTGTGCCAGAGCATAGTTCTGGACAGACTCCTTAAGGGAGCCGGTCTTGGTAGCATCTGCCACAATTCCAGCAACATCAGCATGAGAGAGAACTGGCTCTTCGCCAGTCTTGGCCTCTCCTTGCTCGAAAACGTTACGGGTCATTTCATTGCCTTCCTGATCGGATTCGTTAGTGGAATCATTCATGTTGTCTTGTGCTGCTGGTTCTGACGGTGAATCTGAGGCTGATGCAAGCGCCTCAGCAACCAAGAAGTGAACGACCGTCTTTTCCTTTTCCGACATTCCATCATAGATGTCCTGTACGGTTTCCTCATCACCGGAATCATCTGAGGTATCATCTGAAGTATCATCAGAAGGAGCATCTCCATCAGCATGCTCAAGCTCGAGACCGGTATAGATGATTACTTCATCATCAAGAGTGTCAACATCTCCATCCGAGTGCCGAATGGTAACATTCTCAATAACTGCTCCAGGATTGGCTCCTGAAAGAACCAGACTAACCTCACGAATGGCTCCATGAAGCACTCTGCCGGATCGCTCAATCAAATCATTTGCCCAAATGGACAACATGTTGATATCACCGTGCTCAAGAAGTCCACGTGAATGCTTGGCCTTGTCTGACTCATTGAAGTAACCGTAGGTGTAGACGCCATCATCTCGATTCTCGAGGACAGCGTGCCCGAGAACATTCTCCGGGTCAGTGTGACCATGCTGCCAAACGAGAGGAACCTTCATCTGATCCTGATGCTTGAAAGCATCGGGCATGATGGTTCGACCGTCGGAGCACTTGAGCCCCGCCTTAGTGGCGTAGCCGCTGAAATCAGCTTCCATTTTGACTTTCCTTTCCAAGAGCTAAAGCCACTGGAGTTTCTGGTTGTGGCATGTTGGGATTCATGAGTTGGTCTGCTTTAGGATCTGGGTATGGAGCAATTCCCATAAACCCTCTGATCTCATTCGATGTCAAGATCTCATTCCTAGTAAACTTGTCTGCAATCTCAGCAATCTCTGAAACTGGAACAAGCTTGAACGGATCACGGAAGAACCGAATCCTTTCTCGATTCGCAGCTCCAAGTGGTCCAAGGAATGAACGTTGCATCGCTTCAACAACAGCATCAGCAATAGGCTCGATGGTCCTATTGAAATAGTTGATCATTGTCTTCTCATCAGCAGTACCACTCATGATTTCATTGGTGATACCTAGCTGGTCATACAACATGCCAGTAAGGAACTCGACCTGGGCAAGAAGATTGTTCTCGGCAGGGCGATTCAACTGAGTAATCTTTTCACTACCATCAGTGTAGGCAATGCCGTACCGACTACCCTTTAGTTGGAACTCAATGTCTTCTCGACGTTGCTCTGCCTGCTGTCGTCTAGCCTCTGACTTGATGACATACGGCAGTTGGATGATCAGGTCAAGCTTTCCGGATCCGGATTGCTCATCGATTGCATCCAAGAGACCCAACTTATAGATCAGTCTCTGAAGAGTAGAGTTTGGTTCATTCATTACTGCATACAATGGGTTTTCAACAATAGCGACCATACGCTTTTCGAGGATGATCTCTTGCCGAATACCCTTTTCTTGATTGTATAGACTTACTCTGACGTGCTTTGGATACCAAGTAACAACCTCACCAACCCTAAGCGTATAGATTTCAAAGCGTTCGTTAGTAATTGGGTTGTTACCAGTGTCGACAGGAACAATCGCAGCACACCCCTTATCAAAGAGGGTAAGCGCAATATCCTGTCTAAACGCCCTAGGAGATTGATCAAGATTTGGCTCAAGAGTTAGCGATCTATTGAGAAAACTGTCAATGTCTTCTACATATCGGCCAAATTCATCCAACTTGACGTGTCTTATTCCAACCCCGGCAACATCAATACTGATTCGGTTGTAAATCGAGGAAATAATTGAGCGTTCGTTGAAAAACGACATTTGAACACGATCTGGCTTTCCACCATAACTAGGGCCGGAGCCAGCACTGAAATATCCATAATCGTCTTGAATTGCTTCGTTATATCGGAACGCATTCCATACTTTCTTAAAACGATCTCTGATAGCCAAGTTGATTCACTCCTTTCCCAAATCGTTTTGACCAAGAATCATTCGAACGCCTCCTTGTTCGCTTTGAAAGCAACATACGCGTCCATCATGGCGGAGACGTTGTCGATCTTTTCGTCTGCTCTTTTCTTTAGAAGTTTCCGGTTACCGTTTGTGTCTTCCAAAGTAACTGCGTTGCCCATCGCAAACGACATTAGTTCTTGATCAAAGATGAGGGCTCTCTCTTCCGATAGAATCTTCAATTCTCCTAGCGGAACAGATTCTGTCCTAGCACCCTGAATTACCTTCTCCACTCCGAACGCTCCGTTTTCAGCTTCCCATCTTTCAACGAATTCTTTTGCGTTGTATGGGTCGTAACCGAAAGCTCGAACGTCAAACTCAGAATGTTCAATGAACGTTTCCAGGTCTTCATAAACCTCCATCATGTCAAGTACGGTTCCTTCAAGAACCTGAAGGCTACCCTCGTTGATGAAGTCGTCATACTTCATTCGCATAGCGCCTGGAAGCTTCATCAAGGTTAGAGCGGTGATGTAGCTTCGAGTCTTGATGCCAAATGAACCATTCGACAAAGGGAACATGAATGTGAACGCACAGAAGTCGTCACCCTTTGAAAGATCCGCACCCATTGAGCATGGCATACGCCAGAACTCTCGCGGTCGATGCGGAAGCGTCTCTTCATACGTGAAGAAGTAAGTGTAACCCTCCATCGGAATTCCGAAACGCTTTGCAAGAATGTCATTCCGTGCTGCCGGAGCTTTCTCAGCTCTTTCTACGTCGAGATGGTACACATCATAAGTAACTGTCTGGCCAAGATTAGGATTGGCTTTCAACCACATGGCAGGATCATTGATTTCTTCAATCTCGTCAAGCTTGTAGTGCCAGATCGAAATGTGCGGAGCTTGATAGTCTCCCTTAAGGATGTCAGCTAGTTCCATTTTGATGGTGTCGCCAGAACCATTCCGGACTGTACCTTCTGAGCTGATGGCAACGATCAGATAGTCGTCCATCTTGGACGCTCCCTGTTCAATTGCACCGACCACATCTTCTCTGATGTCACCAGACAACCACTCATCGATCGTTGACACTTTCGGTCGCAGACCTTGTAGCTTGTTGATGGTCATTGGCCGCACTTCTAGCAAAGACCCAGTCAGAAAGTTCTCGACACCCTTCTTCGTCGACGCCAGCTTCACTCTTTGGTAAGCAGATCCTGCTGTTGCTCTGATCGATCCTTCTGTAAGGAACTTGAACAGTGGACCTCTCGCCCTGGTGACGGCAGTTCGCAGAGGAGACATAATCTCATCGGCCTGCTTCATCGTTGGGGCAGTGGTTACTTGGTGGGTGGTTGAGGTATCGACATTCAAGAAGTAGGCCTGAATGCATGCGCCGTACATTGACTTCGCGGCACCTCTCGCAACTATGAGGTACTGCTTCGTCGTTAGGCGTTTCAGTATCTGCTTCTTGACATACTGACCAGATTCGCCCGGTAAGCCTGGTTGGTATACGTGGCGTTCAACATAGTAGTACCAACCAAAAATTTGTTCAGCCCAAAGTTTGAAAGTATCTAGAAGACGAAGATCTCCACCATCAGTTAGTGTTAGTTCCATCTCACAATATTGTATGAAACCTTTGATGGCGTTCTCATCGTAATAGATGTTCGGATTAGCAATGAGATCGTCGATGCGATTCATCTCTGCCGAAATTTCTCTGTTCACTGGAATCTCTCCACGAAGAACAGACTCTCGAAACAACCCGTAGTATAGAGGCGTTGCTGTATTAGACAAACCCACTTAATCACCTCCTTTTAAATACTAAGGCTTCCAAACTTTAGTCTTACCCTTCTTACCCTTACCCTTACCACTCTTACCCTTACCACTCTTACCGCCACTCTTTCCAGTAGCGGGAAGTTGGCTTTCTAGTACAGATTTGATCTGTTGCTTCAAAACCTGTTTTCCGGCTTCTGCCGCGGCATCTCCAGCCACCTTCAAAATTCTAGTTGTGACCTTTTGCCCGAAGCCCACCTTTTTTTGAACCGGAGGCTCTTTCGTCAAATCTACAAATCGCTTCTCCATCTCCAAGCGCTTAATCACCTTGCCAAGCTCTTCATCAGAAAGCATCTTGTGAACTGGCTTAGGCGTATGCGCTGGAGCTGAGGCTGTAGAAGGGCTAGCTTTACGCACGCCCCACTTCATACCTCTGCGGCCGTAGTGCTCGATGAACTCCTTGCCTGGTGAGGATTGGTTCATCATCTAGTTCCACCTCCCTAAAGACATTGAGTCTCCATTCGTACTCCTTGAGTTGGTTTTCCATAGCAGTAACCAAAAACCCGGTGGCAGGTGGATCAAAGAGCATACGCACCTTTAGAATAACGTAGGTCTTTACTAGACTGAGCTGATTTCCTGGAACATTGAATGAACTCCAAGTCGCAAGCTCATCTTCAATGAAGAATCCTTCAATCGGTCCTAAGCCAAGTTGATTTAGAACAGAGAACGCAGCGTTAATGTGTGTGATGATGTCCAAATCGAATACGGTATAGTCTGCGGCAATCCCCAGGACCTTCTTAGTACTGATTAGAATACTATTTTCCATTGGACAACCTCCTTTTCAGTTTACCAAAGTTTGGTATCGCCTGGTTTTCTTTCAACGAATGGCTTGTTTATAAGGCTCAAATCGCTAAAATGAATGGCGTTGTGTGTCTTATTAGTTGTTGTTATTAGATACTCGGGGTCGAATATCCACTCCTCGCCGTGAACTATATCGTTAACTCCCATCGGATTTATATGGTGAATAAGAAGAGACCCATGAATTTCATAGCCTGGAACCCCCAAATCACACCCATTATCCCGAGATATAACTTGATCTCGAGCCCGTCTCCACTCATATGAAGCATAAAAACGTTGATTAATATGGCGATCGAATCCAAATGTAGAAGCCCCCACTACGCCATGCATCATTAAGTATTTTAACCGATCTTCAAACTCTTTATACTTTACAAGCTCTGAATAAGACTTATTCATCGTATTCGACGATGTCTTGCCCTGCGTATGCACGCATTGCATTCAGAGCTGTCTCATAAAGCTCTTCTACTCGTTGAGCCGCAGCCATTTGATCAGCCTTGACGCCCAGCAAGTGATTCTCTCTACCTAGACGCTCTTGTTCCAGCTTCTCCCTGGTAGAACCGAGTTTAAGATAATGAGTGATTACTTGTGCGGAAGCCGTTCCTTCTGAAAGCTGCTTCTCCGCCAGTTCAACTGCAAGATTAACCAGCTGACCTTCTCGTGCTTCAGGTGTAGTAGCTGGGCGTCCTACTCGTCGTTTTGCAACGCCCATAATTATCTCCTATTCAGATAGCGTTTCCATTTGGATCGACTGGATAATCTGGAAGATTACTTTGTGTTTCCGCTGTCTGCACAGACCATCCTTCATGAAATAATGCAACGCCAACATCGGTAGCTTGCCCTAATCTCGATACAACCATCTTTGTTCCAGCACCAACATTCACATTTCCAGCGCCGTACCCAAAACGAAGATATGAATTGAGATCTCCGCCAGGATGATTTACCTCAACCTGTACTCCGAATGGCATGTACGTGTTAGAGAGGTATGGCTCATTACCCCATGGATAGTCTCCCGTTTGAGCCGCGCCACATACAAGGTTAACGTAGAAGTTCGCTGAATTAGGAAGAGCCATACACCCTTCTACCTCACAACGATAGTAACCTCGTGGCGCATTTGTAATGGTGACCGTATTCGTATAACCGAAAGTAGCTGGAGGAGCGTTTCCAGAAGGACCGATCCATTGATTAGTAACGACCGGAAGCCGGAACCACTGATGCGTCACAGCACACCATTGGAATTCGACACCACCGATGACGCATGCTTGTCCATCCAGTGGGGCTGGGATTGCAGCGTTCCGTTCGGCCTGACTGACGAACTGAGGTCGATGATGCTTGTGTCCATCTCTCCCATGATTGAAATACAATCTCTGGTCAGTGCCCTTGATGATTGCATTCAAAGCGTCAGTTGATGGAGTGCTGTTTCCCTCGGGCCCCTGAGGACCAGTCGGACCAGGGACTGTTGAGGCAGGACCAGCAGGACCCGTAGCTCCTGGAGGACCGGTTGGGCCCGTTGGACCGGGAACCGTTGAACCTGGGCCGGCTGGACCCGGAGGTCCTGTTTCACCAGGAGGCCCTTCTGGACCCATAACACCGACTTGTACCTCAATCATTTCTGGCGTCTTCATAACACCTCCTATTCCGGAGCTGGAATCATTGACTGAACCTGCGACAAGATCTGACCATCTGTGATGACAGCCTCATCCTTACCAGGATCGTAACCAGGATCATCCTCGTGGGTTACCTTTGCAGATTCCCATGCGGCATCCCAACCTGGAGCAGCCGCCCAGTCTCGACGATTCTCGTTCGTCCAAACATCAGGATTATCTCCCGCATTCTGTTCGGCTGCGGCCTGAGCCACTCGAGCGAACAAGGCGCCGTTGTTAGCAATTTCGTTTTGAGTCAAGTAACTCATGATTCTCCTTCTAGGTGATACACCAGGTTGTTACAATAACTAGTCCGGTTGCTCCATTACCACCGGCTCCAGAGTTTCCATCATCATTAAGGGCAGCACCCCCACCTCCGCCGCCTCCTCCCGCATAGGAAGATCCGCCATTACCTCCGTTACCACCAGGAAGCGCACCACCGCCGCCACTACCTCCGATGGATCCATATGGCTGTCCGGGCCACGCAGTCATAGTAGTGCCATTAGCACCTGCGGCCGCTGAGTATCCTTGCTGCATTCGAAGAGTATTTGTGCCACCAGGGCCACCTTGTCCAGAGACATTGGTAGTGTTTAAACCTCCTCCGCCACCTCCTCCAGAAGCTCGACCCAATGTGGCTTGTGTTGATATCGCAATACCGCCCATTCCAGTGGCAGATCCAGCACCACCAGCGGTTCCGGCGTAATATCCGGTACCTCCGACTCCTGCCGTTCCGTTTTGAAAGGTACCTCCTTTACCACTTTGTCCACTACCGGCGTAAACTAGTGCGGTATGGAAAGATGAGGCGCCACCATTAGTTCCTGGATTTCCATCAGTATCGTTTGTCGTAACTGCTGCTCCGCCCACGCCGGCTGCTCCGACAACAACGCTAACATTGGTCAGTACTGTTGGATCAAACCAAGATTCAACGTAAGCTCCACCTCCGCCACCTCCGCCGCCATATCTATTTGTTCCAGCAGCACCTTTACGTCCAGAACCTCCTCCGCCACCTCCAGCAACTACTTGTACAAAGGCAGCTATTGCTCCTGCAGGTTTGGCCCAAGTAAATGTTCCGGCGGTAGAATAGGTTCGTAGATCTACTGTCATTCCGCCAACACCGGGAGGCCCAATAGGACCTTGAGGACCTGCTGGACCGATGGGGCCTTGCGGACCTGTGGGGCCTGGAACGTTACTGACTCCTGGTGCGCCAGTTGGACCTTGTGGCCCTGTTGGACCTTGAGGACCTGTCTGGGAAATCTCAACCCACTGGCCGTCTACCATTACTTTTAGAACACCCATGCTAATCCTTTCCGGTCAGGGGCTTACACCAAGATCTTCAACTACGATGAAATTCGGATACGTCCCATTACCAACGATGTTTCCTGTTGAAGGGAGCGCTATAAGTAGTGATGTTGTATGCTGGCCGGCTGACAAATATCTCTGAATGGTTGTTCCCGTTACTTTATTAAGAGAGTTAGCTGCTCCATACTGTGTCGCGTATCCGCGTCCAGACCCATCAACAACCATAGATATAGCACCAGTACCAATGGCAGGCATATTATAAAATATTTGCGCGCTGATCTTATAGGTATGTCCCGCAATTGCAACAAATGTGGCGGTTAAATTATCGACCGTAGTGTATCCGTTTGTAGGGATTACCTGCCCAAAAGAACTTTCTACATACCCGACTATCTTTGAAAAGGCGCTAATAGTGCCAACAGCATCGGTGTCATACCACAATTCACCAACAGGATCTGGCTCTGTTGGCTGAACATGAACTTCGGCATCCATGCCAGGAGTGCCTTCTGGTCCTTGTGGGCCGATAGGGCCTTCTGGACCCTCCGGACCGAGAGGTCCTGGTGGGCCTTCTGGACCTGTAGGGCCTGGGACCGTTGACGGCGGACCTTCTGGACCCGACGGACCGATGGGGCCTTGTGGGCCTGGAACAGTTGAGACCGGACCTGTAGGACCTTGTGGGCCGGGAGGACCTACGGAGCCAATTCCACTGGTAATAACCTCGATGACTTCCGGGGACTGCTCGAGAATAACCTCGACAATTACCTCATCCCCTTCAATAACCTCGATGAAGCTCATCATATCTCCAACGAATTAGTGATATCCTTGGTAACAATCACGTCTCCTGCGATCAAAGTATAGACTTCAGTCGGAGAAAATGTGACCTCAAGGTCCCAATAACCCTTGGGCGGAGCTGTACTATTCAACCATTGGTCTGGAACGAGGTGGATTGTGATGGTGTTTGGCAACGTAATTGCGCAAGTAAACACCATAATACTCGCACCGCCAGGCTTATCTCGGAATTCTGACTCAGCGACAGCACCAGTTAGATCAAATGCGGTTTGTCCAATGTCATCTTCCCAGAAACGAAAACCACGCGAATAAGTATCACCGCGATAAAGCTTAAGATCATACTGGCCCTGTTCCATCGTCGTCATCCTTTCTATCGATGCGATGTTGCCAAATAAGAGCAGCTCCTGCCCCTAGAAATCCGGCGACTGCGCCGGT